GTGGTATTAGTATTCATATTATATATTTGGTATATACTATGAATTATTTTATATGATATTGTTTTTCAATTTTTATAATTATATATTACGAAATCTAGTTGGAATACGCCAAGCCAGCCATGCCAGACATTACACGCAATACGTTGTAGTTTACGGCGTATACGCGTACCTTAGCGGTGTTGCTATCCTTTACGGTGTTGGAAGACAATACGAGTTGTAAAGTGGAGTTATCGATGCGGGAGAAGTTGCATGTGCCAGATGGTTGGTGTTCTTCAGGGCGGAGAGCGAAGGAGTATACGTTGATACCAGTGTCGGGGTGGCGTGTGTGGTGTTGGTAGGGTTGTACTACATCAAAGTAGTTGCCTTCACGTTCGCTGAAGCGGTCTTGACCGTTCAATTGAAGTTTGGCAGTTACAACTGGGTTTTGACCCCAGCAGTGCATGCCTAAGGCGGTTTCAGCTAATACAAAAGCACCAGCATCAGATACACCAGAGTTGGAGCCAGTTACACCACCAGCTAAAGAGGTTTCATACGCATCAGCATCAGCGAATAAGCCTGTGGTGGTAGAGATTACCATACCATCACCACCGTCGTGGTTGTAAGCAGCTACGTTGCTGGGGAGTACATCCATAGCATCGGAGTAGTTGAAGGGTTGAGCACCATTGAGTGTGTGTAAGTCGTTATCAGGTACTAAAGAGTCGCAGTAGTTTACGTGGGCATCAGGTTGTACTACCCATACTAATTCTTTGCATGGGTGGTTGAAGTTAAGGCGGACGTGGGCGCTGGAGCTACCTACGGATTCTTCACCTGTGAATTGCAATTGTTCGATTAAGTATTCGTGGGGGTTTTGAGCCATCTTGCGGCGTTCTTCGGTATCAAGGAAGATGTAGTCTACGAATAAGGAAGCAGCTACTAAAGATTTGTTGTAAGCACCAGAGGATTTTTGGTATTTACCGTTGCTATCCGCTGTTACAGCCCATAAGCATTCATCAAGGGGACGCATTTCGATGTTAATCTTAACTTCGTGGTATTGCATGGCGATCAAAGGCAAGGCAAGACCAGGGTTGCGGCAGAACCAGAATTGTAAAGGTACATACAATGTGGTTTCAGGTAAGGCTTTGCGGGGAGCGCATACTTGGCGTGTGGCATCAGCAGCACAAGGGGTATCTACATCAGCGTACGCAGCGTTGGTTAAGTAAGTCAATTGTGTGGTTTGACCGACCATCTTGTTGTAACCAGCTTCTTGTTCGGAAGTCAAAGTTAATTGGTTCCAGATGTGCATCCAGTCACCATATTGGCGATCGATGCGTTGACCACCGATTTCTACTTCTACCATTTGGACAAGTTGTTCACCAGGGTAGTCTAACCAGCGAGCTTTTTCAGCGTCGGATTGACCTACTTCAGGGAGTGTTACTTGTAAGTATGTGCGGTAGGCTAAGTCACCATTACGGCTGATCGTGCATTGTACACGGCGACCGAAGTTGGCTTGACCGTTGAAGGTTTGTTCAATGGCTTCCATCGCGAAGTTGGTGTGGCGACGGTATTGAACCTTCCAGAATGTGATTTCAGGGTTAGCTGTTAAGTAAACATCTTGTGCGCCATAGGCGACTAATTGCATAAGACCTCCTGCCATAATATGTTGTTATACTCTTTACAAAGAAAAAAATTTCACAGAAAAACGCATAATTAATTTTAATTAATTTATTTCATCAAAATCAACAAAATCAACAAAATCAACAAAAATCAACCCAATTATTTTTTATCAGGATTTCAACCTCAAATCACAAATTTCACCATCCTAATCTTTATCCTGAATAATTTGTTGAAATAACGTCATATCTGTATTTTCACATACAAATTTCTCAATAAAATCACTATCATATACTTCTCTCTTATTTGACAATTTATTTGAAAAAATATAGCAATCATTTTGTTTTTTCACAGTCCATCCGTTCTCAATCGCATTCATTATAAAAATCATTTGTTTTAGCATTTTCATAGAAAATTGTATAGAAATATCATCCACAACACAATCCATTATTATAT